ATATGTTAGGTGGATCTGGTACTTATCAAACTAGAGTGGTGAGAGGATAATGGCAGGACAGTTAGATTCACTATTAAAGAAAGTAGCAAAACAGGTTGTATCTGATTTAGGCAGTTCCTTAGATACAACTATCAGTTATACAAAGAAAGGGGTTTCTAGTTACAACATTGAGACTGGAGAGGAGATAAGTGTAGATACTACTTTTTCTAATATCAAAGCACCAGTTGAATTTGTGCAGTCAACTGAAGATGATGGAAGAGAAAGAAGAGAAGCAAAGGTTTATATTACACCTGATTTAATAGGAGATAATCAGCCTAGTTTTGAAGATGAAATTACAATAACTTATGCTGGTTCTACAAGAGTTACACAGATAGTTAATATTGATACGAGACAGGGTGGTCAGACATACCTGTTTACAATATTGGTGAGGTTCTAATGGTTTCAACAAGAAATATAAATAAAATTATTCCAGATTTAGAAAATAATTTAGAAAGAGATCTAAATAAGTTAGTGACAGCAATAATAGCTGATTTATCTACAAAAGAAAATAGTCCAGTAGATACAGGTTTCTTTGCTTCAAGTTGGACTGCTGGAACACAAAGACCGAGAGCCGATGAGGCTAGAGAATCAGTTGCTCCGTGGAGTAATATCAAACCAAGAAGAAGAGGAGATCAAAGTAATCCACAAGCTGTTATAGAACCTAGATTCATTGACTCAATACCTAAATTTAAACCTTTCTCTAAAGTATTTATTGGCAATAGATCACAATATGCAGCTAGAGCTTTGGCTTCTCCAAATAGTCAAGTTCCTCAATATGTACAAGGTAAATTAAGACCAATTATTAACGCAATATTTACAGATAAACCAAAACTAGGTATTGCTGCATTTGGTACTGGTATTAGGAAAAAATCTGATAATGTTAGATTTGAAGGCGGTGGTATTGGTGCATTTAGTGATCCTAGTTCTGTATTTGTTGATTACGAAACCCCATGACTTTAGTAAACACAAGAGCAGCTTTTGAAAAAGCAGTCACAGATGCAGTTGCAGATGTTGATCCAACTGTAGAGATGATTTATGACAATATGATTTATAAAACACCAGGAAAAAATAAAAAGTATGTCGTCATGTCAGTAGATTTTGCACAGGCTACAACTCAAACTCAAGGTTCTTCAAAGGATTTTTATTCTGGTGTTATTCAATGTAATGTTTATTGTCCTAGAGGTAGAGGCACTGCATCACTATCATCTATTAGTGAAGCTGTTATAGATGGTCTTACTTCTGTTAATGCCAGTGATTATACTGATACGTTTAGTTGTTCTCCTAGAGTATTAGATGTTGTTGGTCCTGCTCCTATTGAATTAGATGATTCTGCACACTTTTTAGGCTTAATATCTTGCCAATTTACCGCAAATGCCTAGTATACTAATATCAGTTATATATTAAAATGACACGAGCCGTTGATCTTCTCAAAAACAAGTTTGGAGTTTCACAACTTTACAAGCATGATGTAAAACAAGATGATAAAATCATTCTCACTGTTTATTGGCATCCTTTGACTATCGCAGAAAGAGAAGCAATACAGAAGAAATCAAACTCTGATGATGTTAATGACTATGCGTTGCAGATGATGATAGAAAAATCATTAGATAAAGATGGTGCAAGGTTATTTCAAGATGGAGATAAGGCTTCATTAAGAAGGGAAGTTGAAGCATCTGTTCTTGAACAAATACAGTTAGCGATGATTAATGCTGGTGCTGACAAGGGGGTTGAAGAGGCTAAAGCCGATTTAAAAAGCTAATAACGATTGGAAGTTTTTATTTTCACTAGCAAAGATGTTACATAAAACTGTAGCTGAACTATGTGATACTTTGACTATGGAAGAAATGATAAGTTGGGCTGCTTATGGTGAATTAGAGCATGAAGAATATGAAAAACAACGAGAACAAGCACAAAGAAGTAATGCTTTAAGAGGTAAAAGAAGGTAAGATAGAAGAAATGTTTTAATTTTGATAGCAAGTGGCTAATTATAAGGTCGATATTGGTGTAAAGGTTAAAGGCGAAGAACTTAAAAAATTTGGAGAACAATTAAAAGATACACAAAAACAAGTAAATGGTGTTAATAGATTTCTTGATACTTTTAGAAAACAAAATATAAGAGTAAATGAAAGTATTTCAAATTTAAATGGACAATTAAGATTAGCAAAAACGACTCTTAACGATGCAACTATTGGAACAAAACAAGCAGTACAAGCAACAAGAGATTATCTCACCGCTTTAACAAATACAAATGCAGCTTTAGCAGCACAAAAAGCAGCAGTTGTTAGTTTACAAAATGCAAGACGATCAGATGCTTTTTTCCTTGCACAAGGAGCAAGAGCAGGAAGGCAAAATAGACTTGATGAAACTCAAAGTCAAGCGATAAGCACTGCTATAGCAAGAGAAAATAATATTAGGATTCAAGCAGAACTGGCTAATCAAGAATTGTTAAAAGAAGTACAAACAAGAGCACCAAGATTACCTGCATTTCAAGATAGAGGTTTAGAAAGATTAGAAGATGAATTTAAAAAAAAGAAAGAACTTAAAATTTTAGAAGAAAATGCTAATAAAGCTAGTCAAAGAAGATTAAATTTTCAAGAAAAACAAAATGCAGAACTCAATAGACAAAAAGAACTTGGTATTGGTATAAATAAAAATGAAAAACTAATTAATGCCTCTTTTGAAGATCGAGTAAAATTTGCAGAAAAAAGTGGAAAAATAAGAAGGCAAGCATTAACTCGTGCTAATAATTTAGAAAGTTTTGAAAAGAGAATTGCAGAAGAAAAAGAATTAAGTGCAGCTTTAGAAAAGATGGAAAAACGAAGTGCTGCAAATTTAAAAGATCAAGTTAAATTACGCAAACAATCCAGAAAAATTGGTCAAGACAATGTAAAGCTAAAAATTAAAGAGGCACAGGCAACAAGAAAAGTTGCAGAAAATGAAGCATTAGCAAGTAGAACAGCAGCAAGAAGAAGGATAGGAAGTACAGCCAGCAGTGCAATTATTGGTGGTGCATTTCCTTTGTTATTTGGACAGACAGGAGCAGCAGCAGTTGGTGGTGGGCTTGGAGGTCTTGCAGGTGGAGCGATAGGTGGACAATTCGGATTTGCGTTGTCAATTCTCGGAACAGCTTTGGGTTCTGCTGTTGATAAAAATCAAAAATTTAGAGAGTCTTTAGCTGCTTTAAATGTTCAATTTTCAACAACTAGTGGAGGCACTCAAATATTAAGCTCTGACATAGATCAACTTGCTAAAAGATTAAGTATTACAAAGGAAGAAGCTTTTTCAATTTTAGGAGCTTTTAGTCAATTTGGGTCAGGTCGGATCGCTAAATCTTTAGCAACTATTTTTGGATCAGACTCAGGTTCTTTTGAATCTATAGCAGGAGCTAATAGACAAGCTCAATTAGCAAAAGAAATCTTTGAAGCTCGTAAGCAAATTGGTATTCAAAGAGCTACAGAATTACAACAAATGAATTTAACAAATAAAGCTGCTGTAGTTGAATTAGCTTTAGCTGAAGCTAAGGCTAAAGTACAAAATGATATTGCAGTAGCAAAAGAAAAAGAGATAAGATTCAGTGACATATTAAGAGCAGGTGAAAACCCATTAACAGGCCAAATGGGAAAACCTGGAAAATTTGGAGAAGAAAGAGCAAGAAAACTTCAAGAGAAATTTGATAATGAGAAATTACAAAGACAAGAAGCTTTTACAGAGGCATTAGAAAAATTTAGAAACTTACTAGGATTGACAAATGAAGCACAAGGTCAATTCGGTCAGTCGGGAGTTTTAGCCTTTAGTGCTATTACAGATAAAGTAAAAGACCTTCAAGATGAAATGAAAAGACTTCAAAATCCAATATCTCAAGTTATTTTGTTAAGTGAATCTATTGCAAGATCCTTTGAGGATTCTTTTGTAGGAATAATCAAAGGTACTATGTCTGTTGGAGATGCGTTTAGAAATATGCTTAATGTAATAGCAGATGAATTTATACGAAATGCAGCAAGAATGGCAGCAAATCAATTCCAACAAGGTATATTAGGCTTCTTTAGTAATATATTCTCTCCTGTTAAACCTATTCCAAAACAATCTTCTACTGGTCCTTTAGGTAATTTTGATTTTGGGATGGCAGCCGATGGAGGTCGTATTCCAGGTGGCCGTCCTACTCTTGTGGGAGAACGTGGGCCAGAATTATTTACACCTGGAGTCTCAGGAATGATTACACCAAATGAAATGCTTGGAGGTGGCTCTACAAATATTGTCGTAAATGTAGACGCTTCTGGTTCTTCTGTTGAAGGAGATGAACAAGGGGGAAGAGAACTTGGTCGTGTCATCTCAGCAGCAGTACAATCTGAATTAATACAACAGAAAAGACCTGGAGGTTTACTTGCATAATGGCTACCTTTCCCTCGATTACCCCAACATACGGACAGCAGAAAAGATCTGCACCTAATACTAGAACAGTACGTTTTGCAGATGGTTTTGAACACAGAATATTATTTGGACTCGCTGCTCATCAAAATCCTAAAATATTTAATTTTACCTTTAATGTTTCGGAGACAGAAGCAGATGTTATAGAAGGATTTTTAGATAGTAGAGCTAATGATAGTGCTAGTTTTGACTTTACTCCACCAGGAGAAGGTTTTACAAAAACAGGAACTTATTCTCAGTCAGCTACAACAGTTACAATCACAATCACAAATCATGGTGTTGCAGTAGGAGATGAACTGACAGTAGATTACACTTCTGGTTCTGCTACTGATGGTACGTTTATTGTTGCCTCTGTTGCAGATTCAAATACTTTTACAGTAACGGCTGCTGCTAGTGCCACTAATAGTGGGAATGTTTCTATCACCTTGTCTGGTGCTGGCAAATATGTTTGTGAATCTTGGAATAAATCTATTCCTTACAATAATCGTGCCACAATACAAGCAACATTTAGAGAGGTGTTTGAACCATGAG